TCTTTTGTTTAACACCTTGGTCTCTTAATAACATTGATGCAATATCATAGTAATGTTCTTTTTCAACCATAGATTCTTTTTTAGAATGTAGTATGTTTAACTTCTCTTCAGTATCGTCAATTTTGTCCTGAACGGAGTCTGTTGCCTGTTGTTCATTCTGAAGTTCTTCAATCTCTTTATTAATCTTTTGAATGTATTTTTGATTAGATGTAATCTCTGCCTGTAATAAACCAACTTCTTTTTGAATGGTGTTTATTTCGTCTTGGACTCCGTTGATTCTTTGGATTTCGGTATTAAGGTCGGTGACTTGTTCATCCAGTGTTGCAACCGCCTCCTTGATGTCTGAGATTTTAGCCTGTTTATCCTTAATGTGTTTCGTCTTGTGTTCATGGTCTAAACCTTGTTTACATGTTGGGCAATTGTCGTTTTCTTCATAGAATTCAATGTCTTTAAGTGCTTTTCTTCTAGCGTCTTCAAGTTTAGCCTCCATGTCCACAACTTGTTTGAGTCTATTCTCAGTCGTGTCTTTATCATCGATTGAGGATTTTTTCTCCACCACATTTTCCGTCTTTTCATCTATCTCTCCTAAAAGTTTTGAAATATTTGTTTCTGTTTCATCAACATTGTGTTGAAACTTTTCAAGTTTTTCATTACGATTTTCACGGAGTGCATTCTGTTGTTCATTGAGTCCTGAAACTCTCTCTTCTAATAAGTCAACTTCATGTTCAGTATCTTTCAATTCAACTTTATGACTTGCAATTTTCTTTCGAAGAATCTCCATCATAGTTGAAAAGATTGATATGTCCAGTAAGTCTTCTACTAACTTTCTTCTATGCAGTGCTTTTAATTGCATGAAAGGTGTGAAGTTAGCAGAACCAAGAATTGCAACCTGTGTAAAGGAACGATAACTCATTTTGAGTATGTTCTTTTCTAGGTGTTCTTGGTAGTCTTTGACGGTTGCATCTTGATTAATAAAAGTGTCATTAAGATACAGTTCAAATTTGTTTGGTTTGGCACCACGAATAACTCTGTAGTTTCTTTTGCCAATTGAGAATTCTAATTCTACTAATAAGTCTCTAGCATTTAAAGAGTTTACTAATAATTCTTTTTTAAGATTTCTGAAACCTTTACCATATAATGCAAAACATAGTGCATCAAGTAGTGTAGATTTACCTGCACCATTCTCACCGAGAATTAGTGTAGTATCTGTTGAGTCTAACTGTATTTCAGTAAAGGTATTACCAGATGATAATAGATTTTTGTATTTAATATTTTTAAATGTTATCATAAGTAAGAATGCTCATCAAGTGCTTCATTATATAACCCTTGCATAATATCGTTAAGGGGTTTTTTCTTTCCTTGTATATCTAATGAATCAACATACTTTGAAAGTATAGTAAGTGTGTCTTCAACATCTTCTATATCATCATCTTCAAAAAAGTCCATATGCTTATTATCATCAACAACAGAAACATGAAGAGGTGATTCAGCATGAATCTTATCAAGGAATGTATCAAACCAATAGGGATTATCTTTGTTGACAACAATAACTTTAGTAAACTTACCTTGATACTTACTGTAATCTGCATTAGCAATAGTCTCAAATGATTCATCTGTATCATCGTAAAAAGCCTTTTCAAATAGTGTTAATGGATTTAGAACTGGTGTTAGTTCTTGTGTATCAGTATCGAATATATGAAAATACTTTTGGTCTCCATAATCTGACCAAGTAAATTGCATCTGACTTCCTAGATATCTGATGTTTGAAAACTCTGATTTCTGATGAAAATGACCTGATAAAACCTTTTCAAATCTCTTCACATAAGAGTGGTCAAATCCATGTTGACATGTCATACCTGGCATCATTAAGGCACCTTCAAATTCAAAGTGACCCATACACCAACTTGCTTCTGCAGTTCTTAAAAAGTCTACAGTGTCAGCATAGTTTTCAGGATTAATCCAAGGCACCATTGCAATATTAAAACCATCGTATTCGTTAACACAAGGTTCTGTAATCACATTTATGTTTGCCTCATTGAATAGTAATAGTTGTGGTGCATTGACATCATTTGTTGACTTATAATAAGTGTCATGATTACCTATGATTAAGTCCATAGATATATCATTCTTTATTAAAGGTTCAATAAAGTGTTCTCTGTTTGCTTTTAGAGTTGCAAAGTTCACATACTTTCTTCTATCAAAGTAATCACCTAAGTGAATAATGTGGTCTATGTTATGTTCTTTTAGATATGGGAAGAATATTTCTTCATAAAAACGACCTTGATATTTGGCCATTGCTTCCATATCACCTCGGACACCTGCATGAGTGTCATTCAGTAATGCTATTTTCATTCAGTAAAGTTTTCTAAGTTTTTCTTTTTAACTGCAGTCTTTCTTTTAGACTTGCGTGGATTATATTCAACACGATTCATATTTTCTTGCATCCATTCTACATTCGTGTTTGATAAACTTGGGTCATGTTGACCATCAATTGTTTCAAAAGAATCCATGGTAATACCACTTTCGTTGGTTACCGTCTGTTTGATATAGACTTGTTTCTTTTCTTTTTGAATTCTTCTAAGGAAAGCATAGTAGCATATCTGAGTGATATACGCAAATGCATTACTTGATTTTTCTACATTGAAATTACCAATATACTGAATACAATTTTCAATTGCATCACATATCATTTCGTCTCTGTAGGTGTAGTTGATAAAATTGGGTCTAGTCGATAATCGAGTAGCAATTTTGTAGATACATTCACCAATGTATTCAGACATTTTTGGGAGTTCAGTGTCGTTTGCTTTTGCTTCCTTTATACCTGCGGAATACTCAGCAACAGCAGCAGTAAACTCTTTGTTGTTAACATAGTGTTCTGCCTTTTTAGGGTCTTTTTTAGTAGTCATGTATACATTATACACTTTATCCTTTGTCCTGTAAGGTGGTTTTTATATTTATTTTATTTTAATTTTTATCAAAAAACCGCTAGACAAAGGAGGAATCTATGATAAAATGAATATGTTGCCGGTTAGGGAACCTATTAGGAAAGGATATCTTTAACTCTACTCTTGGTGAGTACAAACTCTCCGGCAGCACGACTCATTCTTTCTATTTCACCTATTGATAAGTAAAACATACATAAACTCATTGCTGTGTATAGTATATAGTGTTTCATACGAATTGATTTATTGTCCAGAAAGACAACAACATAAAACCGAAAACGAGGACTTGCACGACTGACATCACTGCAATTTGTTTCATTGGGTGTACTTCTTCTATCTTATCTAAAATAGATATATCAGGAGAAAGGTTTACAATTTGCAATACTTTCTTCTCTGTTTCGGGTTTTGTGAACCAAGGGATAAACATTACTTTAACTCCACCTCTATGAATTTACCAATCATATTGATATCTGCATCACTCAACATTCCTGCTTGAGCCCACATAGTAGAAGACATATTACCGACTGTTTCTCTATTCTTATATGCATTGAGTCTACTTACAATGTAATCTTGTGATTGACCAGCAAGTTTTGGGAAGACTGCCATACCTTGACCTTCTGCACCATGACATGCGGCACAACCTGCCCATAAACTTCTGATATCACTGAACTCATCTAAGTTTGCAAGTGCTTTCTTTCTCTGTTCTATTTCAGCAGGTGTTCCGTTCAAAGCAACATAGTCAACATAACATTGACCAGTGCATGAAGTATTACTACTTGCACCACTATATTGTAAGTTTGGGTAAACTTTAAGTGTAAAGAAGGTTGCTATTACTAAACAACCGATTAATGTCATTCCTAATTCTCTCATTATTAAATTCCTGTTATTGATATTACAGACACTAAGAAGACAGCCACAAGTGTGGTTATCTCCAAAGTATCTCTGAGTTTATGTTTCATTATATCATTCTCATAGATGATGCGTAAAACATTATGATGAATGGTAGTAAGAAAGGAAGAGTCATCAGCACTAGAAATTCGATAGTGTCAACTAACTTTCGTTTTTGAGGACGAAGGTCATGGTTGACTTCTCTAGCTTTTCGCACCATGCTCTTCGCAAATAAAGTTGCTGTGGTCATGGTTTTCCTAAAAGTTATGTTATAAAAATGGTGTATAATGGTATATAGACACCGATTATACGCACTTATTTAGACGGAAATAAAACCTAATGTAGTTTCTTTTTATCTACAGGTGGTAATGCTTCTTCGAATTCGAAGTCTTCATATTCCATCATTGTTTCTTCTGAAACTTCATTAATAAGATTCTGTAAAATCTTGTCTATATATTTTCGTTTTGTTGTACCATTGATTAATGGTATTGAATTGTTCTCTAACATCTCTAACCATTGAGAAGATGCCTCATCATAAAAAGGAATGTATTGTTGGTTCATTACATTTCTATGAAGAATGTGGTCTATAGGAACTACAACTGATGTGTCTGATGTTAAAGGTGCATATGGATAAAATGTTGCAAGTGTTTCAACAGGTGTTTGACCTGCATTTAATTTGCAAACCATAGGTAGTGTGACTTCAATACCTACTGCGGTATCTCTTGTCATTCCTACTACTTCAAGGCCGTTTCTTAATTTTAGAACTTCGTATTTTTGTGGGACTAAATCTGAGGGTGATGTCATTATTTTAAATCAAATTGTTGTATTGTGTAAGGAAAACTCTCTTCGTTATAGATATTTATCCTTTCTTTCAAGTGATTTAATGTATGATTTTCACATTGTAGGTCGTCTGATATATCAAATAGTCTCATAGAATCTTTACCATCTGTCTTACGAAGACCTCTACCAATAGATTGTAGGTTTCTAATTCTTGATTTTGAAGGAGATGCAAAGACCACATTATCAATTTTCTTTATGTTAACACCAGTTGAGAAGGTTCCGTATGATGCTAGTATGACATTATTTTTCTTTTTAGAGTTCTCAACAATCTCTCTGACTGACTCTCTATCTTCTGTATCAGTTGCACCATGTACATAATGTAGTGTACCTTTCATTCTACTGACCATAGGATTGAATAACTCCCATAGTGGTTGACCATGTTTCTCTATGTATTGAAACAGTACCAGAGTGTTTCCTCTAAGGGAACCTACTAGATTGGTTATGAATTGATTTCTACCTTGATGTGATACGATGTAATCCATTTCATCTTGGTATGACATTTTTTTCTGTTTAGTATGACGAAGTATGATACATTGTATATCAATACTTGCAATCGTACCCTCTTCTATTAACTCTGCAGACGATATAACCTTTTTAACAGGACCAAAAAGACCTTCTAATTGCAATCTATGAACCTCTGTACCGTCTAATGTACCTGTTGTACCTATTCTAATTGCAGTAGTCTTCATTTTCTCTAAGATACCTTTAAGTGTTTGTGCCTTGAATAGATGTGCCTCGTCACCAACAACAACATCAAAAGACTCTAACACCTCCTTAGGAGCTTTTGCGAATGATTGCCATGTAGTGACTGTTATAGGGGCATCAAATACTTCTTGACCATGATATATCTTACAGACTTTATCTTTATAACCATAATCTATAAAGTCTTTTGTCATTTGTTCAACAAGTGATGTGGTTGGTACAATGATAATTGTTTTCTTATCATAGTATCTTGCTAACATGTATATGATTAAAGATTTACCAGATGCAGTTGGGGATAATAATAGTTGTCTTCCATACTGAACACTGGATTTTAATGCCTCTAATTGATATCCACGAGGTTCAAATGGTAAGTCAAGCGACTTGACAAACTCATCTAATTCAGGTTGCCTTTCTTTAATACCCAAAACATCTTGTATACCTTCAAATTCAAACCCTCTTTCTTTACAGAACTCGTCTACATAAGGTAATAACCCAATGTATATTTTATGTGTTTTCATAGAAAAGAGTCTTACTTTACCATCCCAAAATTTATTTTTGTAAGACGGCATGAACTTAGCACCAGGAACAGTAAATGAAAAGAAGTCGTATAAATCTCTTGCAAGACCATCATCACAATGGACTTTCATAAAGACTTCATCAACTTTAGAAACTGATACTAGATTAGACATACTGATTACCCACACACCAACCAACAAAAGATTTTCTTTGTCCTCTGGTAACAGGAGTTACCTGATGATGTATGAATGAAGAAGATTGAACCTTTATCTTTAACTGAATGTGGTAAAGTTTTTATTGAGTTGGTCATATCAACAATTGGAGAGTTTGACATTCTATCAAAAACTCTATCTGGTTCTAACCATTGAAAGTAACCACCCTCATATTCATCTGGATGTGATAACTGTAAAGTGAAACTTAATTTTCTTTTTTGACCATTATTATCTAAATCAGGAGATGAATCTTGGTGCCAAGTATAGAAATCTCCTCTATCCTTTTTTGTCGTTTCTGGTGCATCGTATATTGTATATTGATATGCTTGTCTATATGCAATATCAAAATTCCAACCAGTGGTAGTTAATGCTTCATTCATTGCTGTGTGAATCTTTTGTTCAATTGATTGTGGCATCATTTGACCATGAAACCAAACAATCGAAGATGACCTTATGTTATCGTCTTTGTTGCCCTCTTCCTGATTATTTGATATATTGCCTATCTTACCTTCATCTATCTTATTACAATTTGCAATCTCTATAAGAGTATTACATTCTTCTTCTGTAAAATAACCTGGTAATCCATACAAGTAATTATTATATTGCATTATTGTCCTGCCATAAACTTTCTCCAATCGATTGTATTCTTAATCGTTTGGTGTCTCCAAGTGATATTTTGCATACACTCTTTGAGGAAGTCCATTTGTATTTTTAATAGTTCTTCTTGTGCTTTAAGTTTAGTTAAGTCTTCATCTGAATTAAAGAAGTAATGCATGTCTGCTTTCATTACTTTCATACCATCAAATGGGTCATCTTGCCAACCGTGTTTATCAATAGTCTCTTTATCAAGTTTACCATTGAACCACAACCACTTATCTTTAATAAGAAGATTGTATTGAAATTG